CGGGGAAACTTCCGGCACGTTTGAAACGAGCACCCAAGAAACAAAACAGCAACTACACCTTGCGACGATTCCAGTCGGTAGCCCCGACGAGAACGGAGCAAGGGAAACCCGTACCGCTGTTTGTCGTTGGGAGTTTCACCCGGAACGCCCCGAACGTAATCGGGATGGTGGCGTTGCCGTGTTTCCTGAATGGGAGGTCGAGCCGAACGAAGCCGAAGGTATTCGGGGAGTGAGGCACGCCCGAGCAGGTGAACCCGTCACGATGTGGAGGCTTGCGGAGTTGTCGGTAATTGACGACGACCATCAAGCCGCACTCGTCGAGGCGTTCGACGATATTTCTCGGACGATGGCGACCATGCGAAAAGGTCGCCGAGTCGAGATTATGAAGCAAGCCGCAGCAGCGCCGGAGAAATTCAACGGCGACTTCGGCGAATTGCTGAATATCTAGCACAAAAAATTCTGGCCCCTTGGACTCAGAGAGCATGAGTCCAGGGGGCCTTTGTGCTTTCTGCGCCCAGAAATCGAAGTGCGTTCGCAAGCTCACGAGCTGCGATTTCTTACCGAATCGAACAGACGTTCGGTAGCGCCCAAAAAATTTTGCCGTCGCTTCGCTCCGGCTAAGAAGGAACCGCCGTTACCTACGGTCTGCGGGTCGCAGGCTCCCACGCATACCGTGGACACCCCGGCCCGGAACCTGTGCTGAAAGATCAGCACACCATCTCCGAGGGGCAACGATGCCCCCCGGACCCCAATCGCCAAACTCTCCGGTTTGGATCAGGCCGGAGGGGAGAATACTTCTCCCCCCGGATCCCCCCTCTTGCTGTCAACAAGTTGCCAGCTATGGGGGCCAGCCCCCAAACCCCACCACACTGGCAAGCATTGAGCTTGCAAGTGTGGATAGAGCAGCATTATTAGAAGGCATTGAGCCTTCTAATAATGCAGGGGATGTTGCCTCGCCTCCCCCCAAGCATGAATGATTCACTATCAGATAGACCAAAAGTTCGGGGTAAAAGTAGAAGGGAAAATAATGTTCTTGTTGTTGGCATCAGAATTGATAGGTGCTGGAAGGGGGGTACTTAGTCTGGTACCTGTTTTGGTGGTGTCTTTGTTTTTGTATGTGGTATGGAAAAATGCCGAATTATTTTAAGGAGATGAATATATGAGGCTTAAACAGTTAGTTCAAAAGCACAGAAATTTAATGAGTGATGTTTCTTTTTGGCAAGAGAAAGTGTTTGAACGAGTGCGTCAATGGGCGGATGATGGTAAATCTCTTAGCCAAATCCAAGAAGAAACAGGATACAGTTTTAGGCATATTGGATTTATTTTAGGTCGTAAAAAATACGAAGCAATGGTCTTTGATGAAAGGGAGTCCAATGGGACGAAAGTTAGTTAGTGCTGAAGCAATTCGTGAGTTTCTTATAGATACTCAACAGCAGTTAGGTGCTGAATCAGATAAAAGAGCTATCGAAGTGCTTGATGTTGTTATACATAAAATTGATTGTGACCTTGAAGAAATGATTGACGATATGTATAGGGAATCTCAGGAGCGTGCTCGTGAAATAGAGATTCGTCTTGATGATGCTTATGGCAATACTGATCGTTTGGGTGATGTTATTGCTGGCGGTAGTTTCTAATGAGTGTCGAAGAGGGGAAGCGGCTGCGAGATCAAGGGATGGCAGCAGTTGAGGCTTATTCTAAAAAGAATCAGAAATTGCACGCTAAATATGCTATTTATGAAGTGGCTATGAGCCATAGTCCAAGTGAGTATTGGACTACTGATGAGGTTCATACGGTTTTGGAACAGATGCAGGTCCAATTAGATAATTCTCGGCTGTTGGGGCCGTTGATGAAACAAGCGCAAAGAGCAGGAATTATCGAGCCTGTTGTTTGTCATGCATGTAATAGACAGGAAACTCGGTTATCTAAACGTAAGAAACGACATGCTGGTCCTCAGTATGTTTGGAAAACTACTCAAAAAGAATGGGAGAGTGCTCATGCACGAATTCGAGGTTGAGCTTAAACAAACTTTGTATTGGATTGTTAATTATGAATCTGATACTGAAGATCCAGAGCAAGCTGTTGATGAGATGCTTCAAGCTATAGAGACTGATCGGTTAAGCGAGCTTGAAGATCATTACAGTTTCGCTGCTAACGAAGAGCGTGAAGCCACGATTATGACTATGAATGGGGAAAAGTATGGCTATTAATTGGGATGAGTTTGACCCTTTTGGTGAGTTATTGCCTGACGAAGATGTCGAATATGACGAAGGTTGGGACGTTGATCGTAAGATTGATGAAATGAAAGAAGAGGGAAATTGGCCGTTTTAAATTGTACTTCTAATGAATCTAGTTATCAGCGTGGTTGCAGGTGCGAAGATTGCACTCGTGCTCATCGTGAATATTCTAGGAAGTCAGCTAAAGATCGACGGTTAGCTGCCCGTCAAGACTCAGAGTCTAAGAAAAAAGGTGTGAAACGTGACATTGGTTTCGTTGAGCATGATGCGTTTACTCGTGAACAGATATTGGCTGCAAGGAGAGGGTAATGAGCCAACGTTTATTGGAATCTATTAATTTTAAAGCTAATTTGATAGAAGAGATTATCGAGCATCTAGAAAATTATTGTACCGATAGTCGTGTTCTTGATTGGATAGAAGAACTGCAAGAAGTTCTTAACGAATACAAAGAACAAGCGTTTGAATTAATAGTTCAAGGGTTTAGAACGTGATTGATCTAACAAAACTATTGAAAAAAATAAACGACACCCCAGAGTACAAGCACCGGTATGAAAGTGTTTGTAAATACAGCGAATACTCAAACGTGTATGACTTAGCTATTTACGATAAGGAATTGCCTTTTGACGATTGTCAAGAGAGAGATGATTACGCTCATGTCGGTATAACTATTAGTGAACACGGTGAAGTTGTTGACTGGTATGCATTCAGTGAAAATAAAAACGATGAAATTAAAGTCTGGAAAGATTTATTCGGATGAATCTTTGGTTGGTGATCTGGTCGATTCTTGATTTCGCTGCGATCAATCACGAACCACCTAACCCTGAAGTCGCACCGATTGTTTGCGAATATTTTGCAGATGATTGTGTAGATGCTTTGGGAATTGCGTGGTGTGAGTCGCTGCATAACCCACGGGCGTATAACGGTGCGGATCATGGGCTGTTCCAGATTAATAAGTATTTTTGGTATGAAGTTTTTAAGGATAAGTGGGCTGACAGGTTCGATGTCGAGCAGTCAACTCGGTTTGCGTTCTACATTGTGGAACATACGGAGTTGAAGTGGCGGCTTTGGACTTGTGGTCGTTATTAGAACGTGATCTTTTGGACGCTTAATCCTGCATAAATCCAGCCTCGAAGGAGGTATTCCCTTGGATTTATTGTTGGTATAATATTTCCTGAAAGGTCATAAGAAAGGGAGAGGGGATAAGGATTGTCTTAGATATGCGTAGCCCTTCTAAGCACTTACCCCTCTCCTGAAGATCTCAAATATGAAAGGAGAAAAGCAATGCCCAAACTTACTAATGTGGACACACATTATGTAAATGTAATAGCCAAACGTCAACAACAAATCGGGTGGCGATTAGGTATTTTATATACCCATTTAGGTTATCTTAAAGAATCAGAATTGGACCGGGTAACTGTTGCCAAGTTAATCCAAGAAGTCCATGACCTGATTGCAGGAGAAGATCTCGAATAAAGGAGAAATGCGTGAAATATTTGCGTGTTAGAACAGATGTTTACAATGACTCATGTCAAGAAGAACGTGAGCTTGTATTCAAAAACAAAGAAACATTGACAGCTACTGTGCGTTTTAATAACGATAAGCCTAATTACATATGGGCTACACGTTTTAATGATCGCACTTGGCATTTGTCTATTGGTGGTTTGTCTTTAGAAGGAATTAACCAAGAGACAATGTTGAAATTACTAAATGCTATTAACGAAGAAAGTGGGAAACAAAATGTCACATCAGATGACAGCGCTTGATGCGCAACATGCTTTATATGCAGTAACCCCTTGGCATAAATTGGGGAACGTTGGACATATTAACTGGGAAAGCGCACGTAACGCTTTTGATTGGTGCGAAGTTCAACGACACCCAATACACATCGAACATGATGAAATAGGGGTTATTCTTGAAGGCAGAGATGTCTTAAAGATGGTGAATTATCCATTCGCTCATGCAGAAATAAGCCCTAAATACAAAATAGTTCAACATCGCTTTATGATTGACGACTTGACCGGGATGTTAATTGATACTGGTTTAGTTGAAAGTATCGAATCAGTAGGCACTTACAATAATGGTGCTGTTGGGTACGTGTCGTTAAAATTTAAAGACGAAATTAATATTCCCGGTTGGTCCAAGGTTGAGTCAATATTCAACATTGGTAATGGGCATGATCGAAAAGTCCCATTAATTGCTACTCAGTCAGCGACTGCAACTGTGTGTGCGAACACGTTCAAGTGGAACATCTTAGATAAAAATGCAATTTTCAAGTTTAAGAAAATGGGTGATCCACAGGGAATGATGCAAGAAGCTGTTGAACAGTTGTGTAAAGGCTATGAACGTCACACACAATATGCTGCTCAAATTGAGCGAATGGCTAATCAAGATTTTGTCGATGACCAATGGGACAAATTAGTTCTTCAATTAATTGGAGAAATACCTCGTATGGGAGAAAAATCATTAACCGCACAAGGGTATTACAACACTTTGACTCGTTGGAGTAACACTAAAGCTGATTTAAACAATCGTTTTTACCTTGATGAAGACATAAAAGGTGTACGTAACACTAAGTGGGGTGCGCTTATGGCCGTTCAAGCTTGGGAACAAAAGGACAAGCCGTTGAAAGGCATCAAAAATAGCCGTGATCGTACACGTAGGCATCAAGCAAACGTCATGTTCGGGAAGCTACCCGTGACTGAAAAAGCTGCCAAAATTTTGACGAACATGGTATAATAGTTCCCAGAAAGGGAGAAAGATGCAGTACGAAATTGGTCCGGCACAAAGCGTGCTGGAAGAACATATTCGTTATCCTGCTAATAAACCTACTGCCGATGGTTCATTCCTTCGGATATCTAACATCACAACCTGTGACCGTAAACAGATATTCGATGGAATGAACGTTCGCCGGATAGAAGCAGGACCAAATGCAGTAAATGGGTTTGTTGCTAAAGAAATTGGCAACACAATGCATGAGCATGTACAAACCGCATTCAAAGAACGAGTACCTAATTTTGAATGTGAAGTAGAAGTCAGTATTCCTGATTGTTTAACGTCTGGTCACGCTGATGGTATTTACAATGCATCACATGACAACCCAAGTCGTCGTGAAGGAACTGTTTTAGAAATTAAAACAATGCGGAACTATGGGTTTCGTAAAGCACGTAATGAAGGTCCCAAAGAAGAGCATCTTTTCCAAGCGTGTGCATATGCGTTAGCTACAGGTGCAACCAAAATACATTTGGTTTATATTTGCACTGATGCGACGCCTAGCCGTTGGAAAGATAGTGCTCGTGCTGGCGACATGGTTGAGTGGTTGTACGACATCCATGATTCGTTCGATGAAAGTGGTACGTCTATTTCCGTAGCTACTACTTACTTTTTGGAGCAGCACGCTCAAATGGCTAAAAACTATTTAGTCAGTGGGCGTATACCAGAAGGTTTACGACTGTATTGGGGCACAGCGGAAGAGATCCCGTGGGAATGTGACTACTGCCCTTACTACGACATATGCGAACAGCAAGGTGACATAGATATGACAGATGTTATTGATCTAGTAATTAAGGAGACTGATGAGTCAGTTAAGTAAATTAGCGACGCCATTTTCAGACAGATTTGTAGAAACTAAACCGGGTAAATTCGCAGCAGCGTATGTGCCTCACGGAATAGTTACACAGTTTTTGTTAGGGATATTAGGAACTTATGATTTTCATATTGATGATGTTGTTAGGGATGCTGATGGTACTGTCACTGGTTGCCTCTGCACTCTTACTGCTGAGATTGATGGACGAACTACCACGATTCAAGAAGTCGGTGAGTGCGAAAATCCAAACAACTGGAAAACAGATGGAGCACGTTTAAAAGCGTGTGCGTCTGATGGAATAAAAAGATGTGCTATGAGAATTGGCCTTGGCTTACATCTCTGGCATAAACACGACGGGAACTATGTTCTCGCAGACATTCTCAATAAAAGAGAGGAAGAAGAAAGTGAGTGAGATCACTATTGCAGGGAACTTAGGCCAAGAACCTGAGCTTCGCTATGCACAATCAGGAAAAGCTAATGTGCGACTGTCCGTCGCTGTCACAACAGGCAGAGATGACACTAAGCAAACACATTGGTTTGAAGTTAAATGCTGGGATACGCTCGCAGAGCGCATGTCAGAACTGTCTAAAGGCACCCGGGTTATTGTTAAAGGGCGCATGAAAGAAGACAGTTGGGAAACTAAAGACGGTCAGAAACGTACAAAACTTTGCTTGTACGCTGATGAAGCTGGCCCGTCTTATCGTTGGGAAGAACGTGGTAGTGTTAAGCAAGACAGTCAAGCTGTGCAAGCAGTTCAAAGGGGGTTCGACTCAGATCAGGAACCGTTCTAATGGAAAGAAACATACTTGTGCCAGTAGTGGGTGAAGATATAGGGATTTTGTCGATACTGGTACCTAAAGATGTTATTTGCCAAATAGAACAAGAGGCTTTAGAAATACTTGATATGTTCGAGTCTCATCCTGCTGGGCAAGGAATCTTAGATCCAAATAATAAAATGATGCAGGCAACTTCTTTTGTTGTTCAAAATGCTTTCGGATTTTATTTGGAAAATCATATGAAAGACGAAGACGAGATCATTCCGCCATATGAGTAAAGCTAAACAGAAGGGGACTGCTTGGGAAACCGAATGCGTTCGGTATCTTCAAAGCTATACCAAGCATGAATTTATGAGGTTACCCCTTGTCGGAACTAAAGATGTGGGGGACATCCGGTGTCACGACCTACCTGAATTTGTATTTGAATGCAAAAACAGGAAGGATGCCCTCTCATCTTTATCCGAAATAATGAAAGAAACTGAACAGGAACGCATCAACGCAGACGCTAAATTTGCTGCTGCATTAGTTAAACGACGAAATTTTGGAACAGGTGGTGCATATGTTGTTATGGAAATGCACACTTTCGCACAATTGATAAAGGAGAGAATAGATGGGCGACCTAATCAAGTTACCGGAGTCACAAGCCCCAGCTTTTACTGACACAAGAAGCATGTTGAATTTATGGTGGTCTGAACAGACAAGACGGCCAATGACTTCACCTGCAAATATCAAACGTGTGGTAGACCGTGCTATTGACAGCGGTTGGACATTAGAAGAATGCTACAAAGCCCTTGAAATAACTTGGGGTTTTACCGAACCTGCATTTGAAGTCGCATTACGTCGTATCAAAGATGAAGAAGAAGGAAAATACGGCAAAGTTGGAGCACGAATTATTTCGTTAAGGAAAGAAAGAAAAAGGAGACAGCGCAATGACTGAAGATGACGCTGACGAAATATTAATGTTGATGTCGCAAATGTGGTTTTCTAACACAATGCTGCCAGAAGGAACAATAAAAATTTGGCATTCAGCGTTGCTTCAACTAGAAAAACCATTAGCATTAGAAGCTGTCGAAGACTTAGTGCGAAATAATAGTTATTGGCCTTCGATTGCTGAGTTCAGAACTCATTATTCTTCATTAGTTAAACGAAAAAACATGGAGATAAAGCCAATAGAAAGGGAATATCTTCCAAGAGAAGAGAATGTAAAGCGGCTTAGGGCATTAAAAGAGTCGCTTAAATCTAGGGGCTAGCCGGATTAGTAACCCGGTGATGGGGTGCCGAAGGTCTTTTATCTCCTTTCTCCTTTCGGCACTCCGCCCTAAATCTCACGTTACGTGGTAAAATAAATGGGACATCGTGATTGGAGAAAAGCGATGGATGTAAAAGTCAAAGAAATAGCTGCGCAAATAGGCACTGGATTAAATATCCAAGGGTATGCCGTAATATGCGACAGTCAAATCCGTGATTGGTTTCGCAGCAAAGAAGAAGCCCAGCGAGTAGCTGCACTCTTCAAGGATGATGCTTCTAATCCCGAAGATTACTAATGTTCGTAGACGACCTTGGTCACATTAGATGGGACAAAGGCGACTTCAAAAAACATGGGACGTTAGCTAAATATTTAATCGGTGAATGCCGATGCAAAAAATGCAAAAAACGTATTCTTGCTAAAGACCCAGAACGTCCTTTAAGAGCTAGGTATAACAGCGATTAAACGACCTCAACACGATCACCCGGTAAAGCCAATCTCTCTCTGCAATAAGAGCGACAACGAGTGCACTGAAGAGTCTGGTACACCATCGTCCGGGTTCTCCTCTTACCGCGCTTTTGCAGCTTATTGCTGCCGCACGTGGGACACGCATACGATGTTCCGTCGATCACGTTTTTATTGGGATGATTTGTAGCCCAAGGTCGTAATCGTTCATAGACATCGACAAGTAAATCGACATCTTGTTTTGCGTATTTCTTCATTAACTTCCACGCTTTTGGATCGCCCTTCATACAGCCTTCCCATGTTTGAAATCCACCAGTTACTTCTTTTCCCCCAAGACCTAGATGCTCGCCCAAATGTCCAAGCCTGTTGCTATTGAACTTGAAATGACGGCGAGCTATTTTCAAAGTGTCTACTGTTTGGTAGTGGCTAGGTGGGCCGAAGTTGTGGAATACGAATCGTGCGTTAGCTTTCTTAATATCGAAAGCATCTGAGTTATGTCCGATAACTATGTCTGCTTCACTCAATAGTTCCCATAATTTGTGAACGACATGGAAATCATTTTCTGGTTCTGTTTCGTACAAATCAAAATCATCTAACGAAACAACTTTTGTAGTCTTTTCTCCCTCCCATTTATAGGAGAAACAAATGATGTACCACTCGTTGACGTGTTGGATCACGTCTTGTTGCCATTGACCCCACACATAGCTGAGGTTCGGCGCTGTTTCTATATCGAAAAATAGAGTGTTAGCCATATCCCCTCTAGCTTGGGACTGTCAGGAGCCTTACTAAGAGGGTACCTTCCCACCACGCTCCATTATCGGATAGGCGTTCAGGTTGCATTTCAATGCGTTCGATTGTGACTGTTTCTTGGCGGTCGCCTTCTTGATATGCGATGTCTTCGCCGTTTTCCATTAGGTTTCGCAAACGAGTAAAAACTTCTGACGAGTCATATCGCTTGGGGACGCCTGCGCCTCGGCCAGTCATAACATCTCGTTTTAAAATAATTGGTAAAATGATTTCGTCTACTCGACGTGGTACTGCGACCGCTGTCATTTGCCAATCATGGCAGATCGGGGATTCAGTAGGTGAAGAGCTTGATGCTTCTAGTTCTACTTTTAAATCATATGAGATAGATGTTCTTATATTGTCTGTAGATGTTGCAAAGTCAAACTTGACTGGGGTACCTGTAATTAGTGTTCCGGCAGCAGAGGGGATAGTTGAAGCTGTGCCAGCACTGTTGGTTGCCACAAGACGGATTTTGCCGACAGGTGTAGTGGTTTCTGCGCCGAGAGTGTAGGTAGTGTCGCCATCTGTGTAGTCCGTTCCTGCTCCTGCATATGCTGTTTTAGAATTTTCAAACTGAGATCTGTCAAGGTCGATAACACCAGAACGCAGATATTTAGGAACGACAGTTGACCATGTGCATTCGCCAGCTATAAGCCACCCTGATGCGACTTTATTGCCACTTCGGTGTTCTCGTTGAAGTATGGCTGCGCTAGAAGTTTTTGTTATGCCTATAAATAGTTTGGGGGAGTTGTCATTCGGTAAACGTGTGATGCTTTTAACTAGATCAGTAGTTGTCGAAGAAGTAGCAGAAACTAAATCTGCTGCATATGCCGGGACAAGTGTGTCGGTGAATTTAGAAAGATCAGCCCGATAGCATAAACCATAATTAGTTCCCCACCACATAAACCGCCCATCAGCTTCGAGAGAATAGGCTTCGCCGCCTGTGTCGATAGCTGGGCCGATAGAGATGCTGCCAGTTTGTTCGTTTATTAGAGCAACTCGGAAGCCTATGCTTGTAGCTATTCCAAGTAAACCGGCGTATGCCATTACATCGTTAATGGTTTCATTTCTTGGCAAAGACCCTGCGATAGTCGGAGCGTTTAATGTTCCATCTGTGTTACTTACGCCGATGTAATAAATACTTCCCGTATTATCTGTATTTGCCGCAGCGTATATACCGTTAGCTCCAGCAGTTGCTGTTACCCATTTGCTCGTAGTTAAAGGTAAAGAATAATCCAAAGACGACGAAGCTTTTGCGCCACTGGCGTCAAGTTCAAAAATGTTATTGTCGTCTGCGGCGATAATACGGCCTGCACATATTTTTATGAAATGTGGGTCTAAAGAACCAAAAGATGATGTTGACGTTGAACCTATCGTGCTTGATTCAGCAACAATAGATCCATCAAATGCGAGGTAGATGTTTGTGCCATCACTTGTAATGCTGGTAACGGTACCGCCGACAGTGATTGGTGTACCCCATGTAGGCGATGATCCTGCTGGTGATGTGGCCCAGTAAAGTTGATTAGCTTGTGCGACATAAAGATATTCTGTTCCTGAAGAATTGGTTACAGCTTCAACAAAAATGTCGCCTGTTGTAAACGTTGGGGTGCTACCGGGGGTTTCCATTACCGGTAAAAGACTTATTTGTCCTTTAGTCCAAACGTCCACTCCGTGCGAAGAATAGAAACGCCGACGGTCAGAATCATCGTTGTCGAAATAAAGTTGTCCAGCCCCATAAGACCAATCTGTTTGTGAACGCACCCATGCGCCAGTTGTGTCTAGTGTGTTTTCGCCCGGTTCTTTGCTGTTGTCACGTTGTTGTCTAGCTACAGGGACAGTTGTCCTTCTGTATTGTGTCGAATCTAAAAGATAAGACACACCGTCTAGTTCAACAGGCAAAGACTCCGAATTAAAGGTCACGACGGAAGCCACTCCATTGCGAACTTGGGCGGTTTGCTGAATTCCTGTTCCATGTCGTTGGGTATTGAGCGATTAAACGTGCTGCTTCTGATTGGACTCTGTAGTCTCTACGGCTACGCAAATCACGCATTGACGCTGATATAGCGCCGGGAGGTACTTCTTCCGCACGGCGAGAGCTTCCTTGCGCATCAATAAATTCACGACGAATCGGCATTGTACTCATAAGACTTAAAGCCGCGCCTAGCGGTGGCAAATCGTAAGCAGTAGTAGGCAGACCAGTATCTAATTGGGCTGTACTGCCATCGGTTATCGCACCGAATGGGGATTTATAGCTAACTGTCACTTTTTGCCCCGGCCATGCTCCTGTGTAAAGAATCAAAGCATTACCGCTAGCGAACGAAGCGGTGTCTCTATTCCTTTTTAAACGCCAATTCATTACTTCTGGCTCACTTGCTTCTGAACCTATATCCGAATAAGTCACTGAGTAAATAGAAGAAATTTCATTCGATCCCGTGTTCAGGTTGTACCCGTCTACGGCAGCGTTATAAGTAAAACTGGTAGTCAGCATCCTAAACAGACCGTTATTTGGGGCAGATAAGTCAGCTAAATCATCATTGATTGCGTTAATAATGCGATGAGTTGGGAATTTAGGTGAAACTCTTACGATTGAATCGGCTGCGTGACCCGTAGATGAAGCTGTAGAACCGCCATACCCTCTTATAACTGTCACAGTTGTACCTGAAACAGTCTGAACGTACATTAATTCGCTGCCAATTTCTATAATGACACCGGGAACTATTCCTGATGAAGAAGCACCACTAATTTCAAACGCTGTATTAGTAGCATTTTCCACAGCAGGTGTAGTGACTAAAAGAAGTTCTTCAACATAGCCCGATAAGAGCATGTCACGAGTTTCATCTATCCAAATTTGTGCGGTAGCCATTAGCCACTCCCAAGAACTTCGTTAAGGGCATTTTCTTTTCGTTTTCTGCCTTCTTCTTTAAGAATTACCCCTGAATTAATTTCGTGTTTAGTCCCTGCTCTGCGTTCTAAATCTGCTGATCCGTTAATAGACGGAGGTTGATGTCCCTCTCCACGTAAACGCTTGTAAGCAGCCATGTCTCTTTGTTTTGCTGCTTCATTTGCTTTGCTTGCAGCAAAATCTACGTTGCTTCTTGTTGGCATCACAGAAGGAGCTAAACGTACATTGCCATAATATTTGCGAACTACACCTCCGCATTTTTCACATGCTTCACCATACGTTTCATCTATTTTTAAACGTATATCAAACATATTAAGGCAATCTAAGCAACGAAATGTATATAGCGGCATCAAATATTCCTTACGTCAAATGAATAGCCAGCAGAAACTAGCAATGTTTCTTCAGTACTAGTTAAATCCCGAGGCGAATCATGTCCCCCATAGATCCAGCGTGTCACAGTTGATGCGTCTGCTGGTAGGAAATCTTGAACAGATGTGTTATTTACTATAAATATATTTGCGCCTTTTGCTCTTGGGGCAAAATGACGCATTAAAGCATAAGCCGGACGTGAAGCATCTTCTGGTGCTCCCACAGAAGGCAAGGTATTTGAAGTCGGCATTACAAGCACTCTGTAAACTTCTTCTGCCCCTACTGTTGAAGTACATGCAATCGTTGAAGCTGCGAACGTAAAGTTACCGCTCGGTGTTTCCGAAGGCATCGTTGTCGTAGCTGCGATGACTCCCGGTGTCGCATCAATAGTGATGTACAGCGAATGGCCCGGCATTGTTGCCGTAGTCGCCACCGTAGCCGGTGTAACGATCGCTGAAGCGGTAGCCAAGGGGAGGGTAGCTGGAACCTCTATACCGGCGTGTACGACGATTAGGTTGGCAGTAACCGTTGGGACAATTACTACCGGACAGGCGACTGTTGAGGGAGTAACTGTTGCCGGGACCGACGGGCCTGCTGAGAACGTCGTCGTAACACCGATTGTGGCTGGCGTCGCAATGACCGCCACAGTATGACCAGTGTCAACAGGCTGAGAATAGCTAACGCCCGACTGGCTGTAATCCACCAAGACACGGTTGTCTGGTACCGAGGTGTCACGTTCGTTGTAGTCGAACCCGGTTTTGTTGTAGTCATAACCTGCGCTATACGCTACGCCGCCGGGACGTTTAGGTGTATAGACATAGGTGAAAACGGGCGACAGATCCGCCGAACACGCAATCGTGCTGACGGATACAGTCGCATCACGTTTCTGATAAGGAAAGCCGGACTCTCTATAAGCGATTCCGCTTTCGTTGTAATCGTAGCTGCCCGGATATTTCGGGGCGTAGTCGAACCCCGGCTCTTGATACTCAATCTCATCTTTGTTGTACGGATTGACAGCAGGGAGCGGCACCGAACAGCCTCATCTTTCTAACCGGTAACTGATGCCGTTTCGGGATCACCCACTTTTCTGGCTGCAACAGCCTTACCAATAGCTACAAGGGCCGCAACTCCGGCGACCTTCAATGAGTCCATCCAATCTGGACCCGGAACTGCCATAGCTGCAACCCACGCCTGAGCGAAGGTAGCGACGGCACGTTCTAAACTGTCTTTAATAAAACGCTGGTTGAACAACTTCTTGTCTCCGTATCTGCATAGCCGCCCAAGTCTTTGGACCAACTACGCCATCTGCAACAAGCCCTTTAGCTCGCTGCCATTGTTTTACTTTGGCGAGTGTACCACGCCCG